CCTTCAATATAAGTTTCACCTTTTGAATATGGACTACCTTCCCATGATGGGTAATTTTCACCTTTTTCAATAGCTAATCTCATTGATTCCTCAACAAATGCTTTATACATTGTTTCAGTGATATCTTTGTTCCATTGTTTAGCTTCTTCACTTTCATAAGAAATTTTTCTTTTAGCAAAGAAGTCAGCCATACCAGCAACACCAATAGCCAAAGCTCTTTGGTCCATACCAGCAGCTTCACTCCAATCATCAGACCATTTATTTTTATCGACAACTTTGTTCAATGCTTTAACCAAAATTTTTGTTGTTTTAGCAATTGATTCCAAAGAATCTTGTTCAGCCAAGTTGATTGATGCTAACGTACATTGTGGTGTGTATTTAGGTCTAGATGCTTGGAATATCTCAATACATAAATTAGATTGTTTGATAATTCCAATGTTTCTTTGCATATTGCGTTTGTTCGCATTATCTTTGAACATAACATATGGTTTACCACTTTCTACTTGTGATTTTATAAGTGAATCAAATATGTCTTTAGGGTTAACTTTTTTACCCAATCCTAGTTCAACAGCTTTGTAATATTCAGCTTCAAATGCTTCTCCATGCAACTCATAAAGTGGTGTTAACCCAGCTTTTTTGATATCATTTGGACAGAACAAATACCAATCTTCATTGTTTTGTAATTTTTCCATGAATAAATCATTGATAACTACAGAAGTAAATAAATCTCTAGTTCTTAATTGCTCATCACCAATTGGCAAAGTTAAATCTAAGAAATCAAATATATCTCTGTGCCATACTGATAAGTATAGTGCACAACTTCCAGAACGAGAACCTTGTTTATAGAATCTCATTTTAGCTTGTACCATATCAGCTAATCTTACAACTCCACCAGCGTTACCTTTAAACGATTCTACGATACTATCCTTGCTTCTAAGAGGGTCAATTAGTAATCCGATACCAGAACCTTCTTTTGATGCAGAAGCTATCTTAGTAAGCGTATTTTCGATTCCTTCAAATGAATCATCTTCTAAGTGTGTAAGGTTACATGAAATCATACCATTTCTTTCTGGTACTCCAGCATTTGTATATGTTGGTGTAGCAAAGTTTGCTTTTTTGGTTGTGATTTCTTCCATCAACTCAACATAATCTTCTTGGTTGTCATCATGTAAGTAACCAGCAACACGATTGTACATTCATGATGGTAATTCAGTTGGTGTTTTATTTTCATCTTTGATTGAATACTTTGTTAAAAAAGTAGTTGCTGCAAAGAAGTCATAAGTTAAATCAACTGGTTGTAATTCTTTACCAATCAATTTAGATTGTCTAGACAACAAAATTCGACCACCCAATAATGAGTAGTCAAAATGTTGTATAATTTTATCAGCAGCTTTGAAAGCGATAATCTCATCAATCTCAGTTGTTGTGATATTATCGTTTATCAAAGGAATCACCTCTTGGAATAAAATATCTGAATCAACTTTTAACCCTTTGGCTTGTGTTTTGATTCTAGCTAAAATCTTATTCGGTGTAAACGCTTGTGTTGTTTTATCTCTTTTTGTTATTCTCATAGTAATTTATATTAAAAATCTTCGTTAAACATTCCATCTATTGTTGTTGGTATCTCAACTCTAGTATACTCACCCTCTCTTTTTTCGAAGAAGTTATTTTTAGATGATAAACCAATTCTAGACATGTATTCTAATGGGTTTCTAGCGTTAAATTCAGTTTTACAACCAAAATCATTCAATACGATATCAGTAACATACTGTACATATTTAACCATATCTTGCTTTGTAAGACCTTGTAAACCATCTGGCATACTTTCTTCAACAAATAATTTTTCAGCTTCGTAACAACTTAAAATGATGTTTCTAAGTTCATCTTTTGATAACTTATATTCATCTTTTAAATAGTTTTTATACAAATTAAGTGCAAATTCATAATGAAATGTTTCATCACGTAGAATCAATTCATTCATTGCACCTAAACCTGGCATTTTATTACGACTTCTGTACCAGAATACTCCAGAGAAAACACTAGCAAATGAAATCCCTTCAACACATGCAAAAGCAATAAGTCTATGACCAAATGATGGGTGATTAATCCAGTTTTCAGCCCATTCTGCTTTTTTAGCAACTGCTGGGTTAGTTTCCATTGAATTAAATAATTCTTCTCTTTCTGTTAAATTTTTAATATAAGTTTCAATCAATAAAGAATAACCGTTAGCATGAACTTGTTCAATAAATGTTTGGTGACCATAGAAATATTGAGCTTCTAAAATCTCAACTTCATTTAGGAAATTAGTAGCTAAATTATCAATTACTAATCCATCTGAAATTGCGAAGAATGCTAAAATATTTTTTAAGTAAATTTTTTCTTCTTCTTTTAATTCATCAAATCTATCTTTAGATAAATCTGGTTCCTCAGCTACCCATGTTTGAGCTTCTGCTTTTTTGTACATTTCCCATAAATCATTATGAATGATTGGAAAAATAGAATATCTTTTTTTTAATGTCTTGTCTTTTAAATACATTCTTTTTTTGTTTTTTTTTTTAATTATTATTCATCTATTTTTGGAACTGACAAGGCATTCAATACAGCATTTCTTTGTTTAGCGGCTTCTAATACCGAGTTTACTCTTTGTTGGCCATTAGTTTCTTTAACTTGCTTATGCTCACTATGTGTTCTTGCACCAGTACTTTGTCCCATATCAATTTGAATTGTAGCATTATCAAATTTTATATCTTCGAAAATAAGTCCAGACCTACCAAAACGAGATTTAAGAACTGCCATTGTTGCGGTTCCAGCTTCTTTTTGGTCAAGTGTTTTTGCAATTGATACTACGAAATGTGCAATTTGTGCTTTTTTGATAGAACCACCCATTTGGTCAGCTTCTACTACATCAGCTTTAATTGAACTTCTATTACCTTGAATTGCTGTCCATCCAGCGATATCTAATTCAGCTAACATTGCTTCAAATTGTCTCATAACAGTACCTTCACCAATATTAACATCATCAACTTTTTTAGATGGTTCAACACAATCAATATAATCTAATATCAACATATCTGGTCTCCAACCTTGAGCAATCAACTTTCTAATATATTGTCTAATAACTGGAATAGTAGTACCATCACTTGAAAACTTTTTAAGTCTTAAACTACCTTTACCTTTCATCATTTCATTTGACATCTCAATTAGTTCATCTTTATGTAAAGCTAAACTATTCAAATCGTAACCAGACCAACATGATAAGTGTTTTCTTTGAATAACCTTTGGGTTATCCTCGAAAAATATTTGTAAAACTCTATAACCATCACTCATTGCAGTGTTAGCTATCTTTGTCATCATAGTTGTCTTACCAACACCAAATGGTGCTAATATTGTAGCTAACTCTGTTTTGGATAGACCACCATCCATTACATCATCTAAACCTTTTATCCCAGTTCTAATAGGTTTTCTGAAATCTTCATCTAATACAGTATCTAGATTATCAAAAACATCCATTCCATCATCTTTGTTATCACCATGTTCCAAAGCTTTTCTTAATATAGCTTCACATTGTTCATAATCATCAATATTTCCTTTGTTTATAATCTTTGTAATCTCATTTACTGATTTTCTTAATTCTTGTTGCTTACAAAACTTCATAGCAATATCTTGAACTTTAAGTGTATCGTTCAAGTCAGCTTCTTGTATTTTTCTAAGTTGTCCTATAACATACTTTCGTTGCATATCATCAGATACATCTTCTAATAATCTAAATTCAAGACTTCCAACATCTGGGATAATATCATCTTTTACTTTAGCATCTTTTATTGTAGCGGCAACAACTCTTAGGTAAGGGTCCTCAAAATAATTTGGGTCAACTATATCAATTATTGAGTTACCAAATTTCCTATCTGTTAGGATTTGTGCTATTAACCTTAATTGATAATCGTACCCTAAGTACCCTAAACTATTTTTATCTATTTTTGCCATTTTTTATTTTAAATTTTTAGAAACGTTGTTATAATAAATATATAATGGTTGGAATTAAACACCAACCATCATATATTTTTTTTGACTCAATGAATGTCTAATTTCAGACATGATTGAAGGGATGATTTCCCTAACGTCTACCGCATATCGTACCTTTGGTGGGAAATAGTTGCCACAAAATTGGCTTTTTGCAACACTAACTTTATCAATTTTAATTTCAAATTGAAAGTTATCGATTTTATCAAAGATTGATTTTCCAACTTCTTCATCATCTTTTTGAACGAAGTATGGATTGTAGTTATCCCACAAATATTCTTTTGATTTTTTTTGTAAGTATCTAGG